CAGTTGACACAAATAGGACTACAATTCGACGAAAGCAAATCAGACAATCCATTTGCTTACTTTACTGCGGCTGTTACCAACAGTTTTGTTCGTGTTATCAATATTGAAAAACGCAATCAGAATATACGAGACGATATTCTTGAAATGAATGGTATGAATCCAAGTTACAGTCGTACCGGAGCAGGCGAACATGCCACGGCATTAAAACGCCATAACGAGGACACAACCAATGAGCCAACCAATGAGCCAACCAATGACGCACCAACTGTTTAAAAAAGTTGCCTGTTTTACTGACATCCACTTTGGATTAAAATCAAACAGCAGTGTACACAACAAAGACTGTGAAGACTTTGTAGATTGGTACATTGCCAAAGCCAAGGAGGAAGGCTGTGACACCGGAATGTTTATGGGCGATTGGCATCACAATCGTAACAGTCTTAATATTACTACTATGGACTATAGCCTTAGAGCCCTTGAAAAACTGGGTCAGGCTTTTGATAACTTTTATTTCTTTCCTGGTAATCATGATCTTTACTACAAAGACAAGCGGGACATCCACAGCGTTGAATTCGGAAAATATATTCCTGGGATTACTGTTGTTCACGAGCCCACTACTATTGGTAATGTTACTCTATGTCCTTGGCTCGTTGGGGACGAATGGCGAAGCATAGGCAAGAAAGGCGGCAAGTATATATTCGGACACTTTGAATTGCCCAGCTTCTTTATGAACGCAATGGTGCAGATGCCGGATCACGGCGAGATACAATTGGATAGTTTTCAAAACTATGAATTAGGATTTAGTGGGCACTTCCACAAGCGTCAGCAACGTCAGAATATGATTTATATTGGCAATGCATTTCCGCACAACTATGCAGATGCATGGGATGACGAACGTGGCATGATGGTGCTAGAATGGGACGGTACTCCCGAGTATCATACGTGGCCAGGGCAACCTACATTCCGTACTACCAAACTAAGCGAACTGATTGATCGTGCGGACGAAATAATCTTGCCCAAGCAACATTTACGTGTTACACTAGATATAGATATTACATTTGAAGAAGCAAGTTTTATTAAAGAAAAGTTTATCGCAGATTATGATATCCGTGAGCTAACGCTTATTGCTGAAAAGAAAGATATTGAAATTAACACTAACATTGATATCCAAGCATTTGAAAGTGTAGATCAAATTGTATCTAGCCAAATTATTAATATTGACAGTGATCAATTTGACAAAAACATGCTATTATCAATTTACAATAATCTATGATAAAAATAAAAGAATTAACGGTTAAGAACTTTATGAGCGTGGGTAATCAAACCCAGGCTGTAAATTTCGCACAACAAAATTTAACTCTTGTCTTAGGTGAAAACTTAGATCAGGGCGGTGATGATAACGGTAGTCGTAATGGTACAGGTAAAACCACGATTGTTAATGCGCTAACATATGCACTTTATGGCAATGCTCTAACTAACATTAAAAAAGATAATCTTATCAATAAGATTAACAATAAAAATATGTTGGTTACACTGGCATTTGAAAAAGATGGTATGGACTATCGTATTGAACGAGGTCGTAAGCCTAATATACTACAGTTCTTTGTCAACGACCAAGAACAAGAAACTGCTGAAACAGACGATGCTCAAGGCGATGTTCGCGAAACGCAAAAAGATTTAGATGATATTTTGGGTATGAGTCATGACATGTTCAAACACATTGTTGCACTCAACACGTATACTGAACCTTTTTTGAGTATGCGGGCTAACGACCAACGTGCTATTATTGAACAACTATTAGGTGTAACACTGCTAAGTGAAAAAGCCGATCGTCTTAAAGAACTTATCAAAACAACTAAAGATGAAGTATTCCAAGAGAATGCAGACATCGAAGCCGCAAAGAAATCTAATGATAAAATCCAACAGAGCATTGACAGTCTAACAACTAGGCAGTCAGCATGGACTACTCAACACGATCAAGAACTTGAAAAAATCGGTCGTGCTATTATCGAACTTGAAAGCGTGGATATTGAAGCTGAACTTGCCAAGCACAGCGAGCTAAAACTTTTCGAAGAAAAGTCAGCAAAGCTGAAAAGCCTGAACAAGGAGCGGGCTACGTTAGATAGCGCGATAGCGCAAGCAGAGAGAAGCGTAAAAAAGTACGATGACGAGCTTGCTAAGTTGAAAGATAAAAAGTGCCATGCTTGCGAACAAGAACTACATGATCACAAGCATGAAGAAATGTCCAACAGTGCTGTACAGCATCTGGGCGAGGCAATGAAATACTTTGATAAGGTCACTGCTGATCGTAATAAAATACAAAGAGAAGTTGATAGCGTCGGTCCAGTAAATACTCGTCCAGATACTTACTACGATACTGTTGAACAGGCCCTTAAACATCAGAACAATCTTAAAACTCTTGAAACTCAGTTGGAAATTAAAGCAGGTGAAAGTGATCCGTACCAAGAACAAATTGATGAACTGCGTCATACTGCCATGCAGGAAATTTCGTGGGATCGAGTCAATACCCTCAACACACTCAAAGAGCATCAAGAGTTTTTATTAAAGTTATTGACTAGCAAGGATAGTTTTATTCGCAAGAAGATCATAGATCAAAACCTAGCTTACTTAAACAACAGATTAACCTATTATCTAGACAAGATGGGCTTGCCGCATACTGTCTTATTCCAGAATGATCTAACAGTTCTAATAACACAGCTAGGGCAAGATTTAGATTTTGATAATCTAAGTCGAGGTGAACGCAATAGACTTATCCTGTCACTGTCATGGGCTTTCCGTGATGTGTGGGAGTCGTTATATCAGCAGGTCAACTTGCTGTTTGTAGACGAGTTGGTTGATAATGGTTTAGATGCCGCAGGTGTTGAAGGCGCACTGGCAGTACTGAAGAAAATGGCACGTGAACGTAAAAAGAACATTTTCTTGATATCGCACAAGGACGAACTTATTGGTCGTGTTAACAATGTGCTGAAAGTTATCAAGGAAAACGGGTTTACAAGTTACGCAAACGATTTGGAGGTTACAGAATGAGAAACATAGCGTTAGTAGATGCAGTTATTGCTCTGCATGACATTGCTCGGTTAGTTGAAGCAGAAATAGGACACGGTAATTTATCAGACGATATTCGTAGTGTAGCAGATAGACTACATGCTCTGAGCGTTGATCAAAATCGTGCTAGCTATGCCGCTGATGAGATTATTAAACAAGTTAAATGATGGAAGAACGCAGTGTTAATGCTGTGCGGGCCATGCTTAAACGCATGGTGCAGGAATGTCGTAATTCAAATCGGAATTCTGCTTACCAATGGAGTTGCAAGCAAGACCTATACGAAATAAAATGGATGGCTGAAGAAGCATTAGAACAGTGTAAAACGTTTGATCCTGAAGCGGATTATGTAAAACGACACGAGCACTTTAAGTTTCTTGAGGTAATCAAAGGAAAAGATGCACCAAGATGAAGAGCTACATGCACAACTGATGAAGTTGTTGCGTGAATATTTTGAAAGCAATCAGCAGTGGATGAATGAAGCCACCTATGCCAGTAGCATTCGCACTAGGCACTTGCTTAGTGATATTCGCGCGGCGTGTAGCGCAAGGCGCAAGGCAATTAGGCTGTGGCAAATAGAAAAACGGGCGCAACTGGACGAGCGTAAAGTTCGTAGGGCCGCTCAAAAAGGCAAGGATCAAGGCGAATAAAACACTAACTAGTTGATGTCATGGACTTATCAAAATCAGCTAGTAGAAGTGTTGCCCGAGGAATGTATCGGGTTTGTTTATCTAATAACAAATACACTCACAGGTCGTAAGTACATAGGCAAAAAACTAGCTAAATTCTCAAAAACAACTTATAAAACAGTAAAACTCAAAAACGGCACTAAGAAAAAGAAGAAAATCCGTGGCAAAATTGATTCGGACTGGCGTGAATACTATGGATCGTCACCCGCTTTAACCGCAGATGTTACGGCATTAGGCACAGCAAACTTTACTCGAGAAATACTTTTTTACTGTAAATCTAAAGCAGAATGCTCATACATAGAGGCTCGCGAACAATTTAGCAGGCGTGTACTAGAATCAAATGACTATTATAATGGTCATATTCAAGTACGTGTACATGGTTCGCATATTACAAAACTTCAATAATTCAGGCATTTTAATCGCCAAATAAGCCCGCACAGGCGTTGATATTGTGCCCGAAATCCGTTCTGATGTGTGACGGTAAGGTGTATCTGCTTGGCGACAGACCAGTAAACTACTGCCCGCAAGGATGATGATGAGATATGCCTTATAACTCATTTAGTTTATGTAAGAACCCGTTTTCAAGGCTAAAGAGGGTGAAAAACCCGCGGCTATTTGTGTGTTAGCGTATGCAAACTGGCCCGCCGTCATATATAAAGACTCTGCTCGTGGTACCGGATGACCGCCACTGTAATGCAGTAACGCTAAGTGGATTGTGCAACTCAGATAATGTCCATTTCTTTGCCCGGCCAGGGCAAAGTGTGACTGAACAATCTAGATAATATCTAAGTGCTTCGCACTTGATTATACTTCAACTAAAGAGATAAATGTGTTTGAGCGACTAGCGAAAAACACAGAAGAACGTAGTTCTTCTCGATAAATACTTTATACTGATTATCACAATCAATAAATACCACATATGAAAATTATTGACATTATCGCTGACGAATCTCTTAACGAAGGTGGAGCATCTGGCAGAATTGCAAGGTTGCTTGGTCTTGACACGTATCTAGAGAAAAAAGCGGCTGAACGAGCACTAGCCGCAATTGAAAAGAAGTATGCTAATGACATCGTACGAAAAAATGCCGCTAAAGATGTAGCTGAACGCTATGCAAAACTACTGGCAGATGCTGAGGCAGCAGGTACTCCTAGAAACAAGGGCGGGCTAATAGATTTAGAAAATCTACTCAAAGATGCTGCCAAGAATCCCAATCATCCAACTCTTCGTAACAACAGATATTACGAAGATGTTGAGTTCATGAAAATGGTAGATGATCTAGCTGAAGCTAGAAAAACTCAAATGATTCGTGACATACAAAATCCGCCAGCGCCTCCTAAGGAGAAAAAGCCCAAGGATGAGAAAGCCAAGAGTGAAACATCTAAGGTCACTAAAGCTCAAGTAGTTGAAACTGATGAAATTGTTGATAAAACTAAAAAAGGTACATTATCTGTAAAGAATTGGATTACTATATTAGCTGGACTTGCTCAGGCAGGGCTAGGAATTGATGGTTGGCTCAGAGGGATTGAATATGAACATTCAAAGGATCTTAAGACTAACCAATCTAATTTAGATAAAGGGGAGTTGTCACCTGGTGACGAACAGTTCTTTCCTCCTGTTACAACCGAAGGCACTCCGGTAAGCTCAATAGGCGAAGCGTTTTATTTTAAAGATGGTGAGAAAAAGTTTTATGTTTATGATACTGCATTAAAAAGATTGTTGGCAGGTAAAGCATGGCGAGACGCAAAGGCTAATCAGTTGGTTAGAACCCAGCGAGTCATGTTCTTCTCTAGCTGGGCTTTTACAAGTGCATTG